ATTCCTCAATGAGAACTCGTTCGTGTTCAGGCCGTCGTATGCGCTCTACATCAACACCAACCACCTTCCTGTGATCAATGACATGACGGTGTTCGAGAGCAACAGGGTGATAATCATCCCGTTCAACAGGCACTTCTCCGAGGAGGAGCAGGACAGAAACCTGAAGAGGGATTTCTCAAGGCCTGAGGTGCAGAGCGCAATCCTCAACTGGCTCCTTGAGGGGTACAGGATGCTGCGGAATGAGGGCCTGCGTCCTCCTGAGTGCGTCAGGGATGCGGTTGCGGCCTACTACTACGAAAGCAACAAGATTGAGAGGTTCATCGAGGACAGGCTGGTCGAGGACATCAACGGTGAGGAACGGACGCTTGCCGTGTATGACGCATACCGTGACTGGTGCGATGAGAACGGATGCCATGTGGAGAACAGCAGGAACTTCCTGAACGAGATGAGAAAGACCTGCAATGTCTTGAGGAAACGCCCTTCAGGTGGTGGAGAGAAGACCACATTGCTGGTCGGCTACAAGCTCAGGAATACGGTGTTCCAATGAGAACGGGGCAGATGGTGGCAGGTTGAAATGGCGATTCAGAAAAACAAGTCCTTTATAGAGAACAGTGAAAACATCTGCCACAGGTTGCCCCAAGCGCGGAGACCGACGGCGGCGACAGGCATAAGGGGGCATCCGAATCTTCGGGAACTATTTTGTGTATACCGGGCGCGGGGTATCACGCACAAAAACCGGAAATCAAACGGGGTATATCCCCGATGTCAAACAACTAACGATTAGGAGGGTTGAAAAATGAGAACTTATGTTCTGAATAACTTCAAAAACGGAAAAACGCTGTACCCGAAGAAGGACATGAATACGGCAGAGTTCGTCCATGACCATCAGGAGTTCAGCCTCGACGAATACTTCCTGAAGGGTGAGCACGGGAGAATCTATTCGAGGTATCGCCTGCATACCAGGGATGCCTATCACTTCTACGACACCATGGAATACGACATCAAGTGTCCCCGCTGTGGGGATGTTCTGAGGCTATGCGGCAATCCCTTGGACCTGCATGAGCATGGCCTGTACAGATGCAGACGCTGCGATGAAGGAAGGAGGTGAAGACATGAAGACGATGAAAGAGATGATGGCAGTGACCGCAAGGTCCGACTACAGGAGAAACTTCTGGGATGCGATGAGGTCCATGCCCCATGCATCGGAATATGTGCTTAATGCCCTTGACGGCGATAAGGTCATGTATCTGCCTTCGGACAATGATGAGATGTTCCAGAGCCTGAAAGCCAGGCACGGTGTCTTCCGCAATCTGGCATCATGCATGAGGATGTATGACAGCACTTCGGAAATCTGGGCATATGATTCGGAGGACTATTCGCAGTTCGTGGACGAATGTGACCCGATTCCGGGATTCGACTCAATCGATGAGTTCACGAAGATTCCGGTGAAAGCCCACAAGATGGCCAGCCTTGTGAGGATGTCGATGGAGTTCGTACGCGATTCCTCCTTCGATGTTGAGAAGCATCTCACCAGACGCATGGCCAGAAGCTTCGCGAGAACGGAGGACAGAGCCTTCGTGAACGGCACCGGCGTGGGAGAGCCTACAGGCCTTCTGCATGACACGGAAGGTGCCGAGATAGCGTCCACAATCGATTCAATCACATATGACGACTGCATAGACCTGTTCTTCTCCGTCAAGCCGGAGTACAGGGCGAACGCGGTGTGGATGATGAACGACAGGACCGCACTTGCCCTGCGCAAGCTGAAGGACGATGACGGCAACTACCTTTGGAACCATGAGAAGGATTCGATTCTCGGAAAGAACGTGGTCATCTGCAACGAGATGCCGGATGCGGATGGAGGCTGCAAGCCCGTTCTGTTCGGAGATCTGTCATATTACTGGGTCATCGACAGGATGCCTGCAAGCATCAAACCGCTGTGGGAGCTGTTCGCAAACAAGGGCCAGGTCGGATACATAGTCCAGGAGCGTCTCGATGCGAAGCTCATCCGTCCGGAGGCGGTCAAGGTGCTGGCAATAACACCGGAACAGGAAAACGGATAATTTTTAAGTTTTTTTCGGAAAAACGGCAATTTTCACCCCCTGCCGTGGCTACCTGGTAGGAGGTGTTTATGTCTGATGGAAAAATCAAGGAATACACCGGTACTCCTGAAAGACTGCACATGACAGAGGAACAGGCCAAGGCATACAACGAGTTCATAGACTACATGGCAAAACTTTATGACGAGTACTGCTATCTTTTTGATGATGGAGTTGAATCTGATTGAACCGCCCATTCGATTTGTATCCGCACATCCCCTGTCACGTTGCACGTGATGCGCTGACAATACATCAGTGACGCGACAGTATTGAGCGTAGGGAAGGCATTGGAAATGAGCGGCACAGTCATTAACAAGAAGAAAAGGTGTTACACATATCTCAGGGTCTCAACGGAGAAGCAGGTCGATGGGTATTCGATTGATGCGCAGAGGAAGAATGTCCAGAAGCTGGCGGATCTGAAGGATTTTGAGATTGTTCAAGAGTATGTTGATGCCGGATTCTCCGGAGCAGACATACAGAACAGACCTGCGTTCACTCAGATGATGAAGGATATTCAGGATGAGAAGGACGGAATCCAGTATGTCCTTTCATTCAAACTCTCCAGAATGGGTAGAAACGCAATCGATACCTTGGAGAGTCTGCGCAAGATGCAAAGCCACGGGGTGAATATCCTGACTGATGACGGCGCTGTGGACTCATCTTCCGCATACGGGAACTTCTTCATCCTCATCATGTCCGGACTAGCCGAAATGGAACGAGAGAACATCCTTGCTCAGACTTTTGCCGGAAGGGTGGAGAAGGCCAGACAAGGCAGGTACAACGGCGGACAGGCTCCGTACGGGTACAGAATCCGAAAAACGGACAACAAAAAGGAGAATGGCATTCTTGAGATTAACGAGGACGAAGCTCCTCTAATCAGGCTAATTTTCGACCGATATGTGAATCATGAGAAAGGTGATGGGAAGGTTGCCGAATACCTCATTTCCCATGGTTATAGCAAGGCACTCAGGGAAAACGGGAAACTGCAATATATTGACGAATCCTTTGTCGGTCATGTCATCGTGAATGAAATCTACTGTGGAAGAATGGTGTACGGAAAGCGAAAGAACACCAAGAATCCTGAAACCGGCAAGATTTCCACAAGAATGAGGGATAAGTCGGAATGGTTCTATTCGGAAGGCCTTCAGGAACCCATCATCTCCAAGGAGCTGTTTGATCAGGCTCAGGAAATCCGCAAGAGGAACACCCGCTACAAACCAAAGGTCTTCAACCCAAACCATGCATCCATCTTTTCCGGCATTCTTGTATGCCCCATCTGTGGTTCACCAATGCACGGCGGTGGCGGGCGCGGGAAGAATAAGGCGAATGGAGAACCCAGCAAATTCCAGTATTATTACACGTGTTCGAACCATAGGACGAAGAAAGGGGAATACAGATGTCCCTACTCAAAGGGTGTGAGGCAGGAACGGATTGATTCCCTGATGGCGGACATCATAGTCCACGTTGTGAATGATTCAAAATTCAGAGAGGACATAAGCGCCCGGATAGGGAAAGCTGTGGACACATCCATGTTCGAGACACAGATTGAGAAGCTGTCAGAACAGATTAGAAACAAGACGAAGACCTTGAAAAGGAAATCCCTGCTTATAGATGATTTTGACTGGAATGTTGATAACGCCGATTCGGTCTATGATGCGCTCAGCAAGGACTACCTGAAGCTTCAGAACGAGATTGCATCACTTGAGAAAAGCCTGGGTGAGGTTAAGGCTACCTTGGAAGGAGCAAAGGAACGGAAAATTACTCAGGATAATGTCTACAGGTTTATACTGGATTTTGGTATGGTATACAAGAAGCTGTCTGAAATTCAGAAAAAGGATCTGGCGGGCAAATTCATTGAGAAAGTTGAAATCTTTCCTGAGGAAAAGGAAGACGGAAGCCTTGTAAAAAGCGTCACATTTCGTTTCCCCATGGAGGGTTATGGGAAGAATGGGCAGGCCATTGGCGTCCCATTGTCAAGCGGGGACAGCGTCGAAACCGGTATCGTGACAAACGAAATCAATAACCTAGTCAAAGAAAAAGGGCTTTTCTACGCAGGATATCCCATGAGCTTGGAGACTTGTATGCTCGGTGGAAACATAGCTGAAAATGC